CTTGCGGGTAAGCGCCCGTACTTTCGGGTACTCCTCCGCGTTTATCGTTTCCTCTGTCATAACTTATCGTCCTCATTGTTTATTTGTTATCGTTTATTTATGCTACAGGTAACGCTGGGTCTGGCCAGTATAGAGTCCAGGGCTCGGAGTCGTCGCCGCTGCCGAGGTCTGCAGGGTCAAAGTGAGACGTAAAAGCCATACTTATAACGCCCTCCTCTTTATCCGCGAAAGTGAGCTCGAAATTACCGTCGGCTATGGCATTTTTTAAAGAGATAGCCATAGCGTCGGAGTCGCCGGAAACCTCGCCGACTATCGTAACGTCGGCTAAGAAATCCGCGTCGGCGATAACCAAGTCGCGCGTTATGGCATTCCAGTTAGTTTCAAAAGCCGCAGAGTCAGACCCTACGAGAGCCCTTTTAAGACCCGCTAGAGTATGCTCGATAAAATTAACTGTAAGAGTAGCCTTAACCATAGTAATACGCCGAGAGCCGATTACTCCACCCCTCGCGCCGTCTACTTCCATATCCTTGATCTCTTGCTCGATAACTAGGGAAGATCCGCCCCTTGTAGCTCCGAGTAAAGTACCCAGGCTCGCGAAACTAGTAAAACCAGTATATACGGCTCCCGAGTCTATAATAAACCTTTTATAAGTATCGGCGGTTATGCCGTGTCGTCTTGTCATTCTATTAGCCTCCTGTTTATTTGTTTAACTTAATTTTTATAGATGGTATATACGACAACCTTTTTTATTTAGGCCAGTAAATGCGCCACGGCGCAGCGTCGAAACCGACCGCCTCGTCGTAGTACGCCGTAAAAATCCATTTACTCGAGGCCTCGCTTTTATCTTTGAGACTAAAAGAGAGGTCTTTTTCTGCTATTGGGTTATCGAGTATTATCGCTACGGCTTTCGAGCTGCCGGATAGCTGCGCTATTAACGCTATATTTGTAAGAGTATGGACTGCTGCAGCGTCCCAGGCCTGCTCGGTAATCTTATAATGATTAGAGTCAAGGCTCGTTACTGCAGAGTTAGGTATCGCGAGCGCGATATTATCTTTATCGAAAGAGATAACCGTCGCCTCGAGAACCGCGTCGACTCCGGTAAGATGCTTTTCGCCTTTTACGTGCCCAGGGATACCCTCGTATTTTGTTAAAGCATATTTCGGCGTACGCTTAAAAACTGCGCCGCCTCGAGTAGCTCCGAGTAAAGTACCAGGGTTAGCAAAATTAACGAAATTCGTATAAATAGCTCCCGAGTCTAAAAGGAGCTTTTCGTACGTATCCGCTGCTATGCCGTGTATTCTATCGCTCATAAATTACGCCGTTTCCTCCGCCCATTTTTTACGCCCTGCTCGAGCGCTTAACCTTAATACATAATGCCGGACTTTTACGTCGGAGTTTTCTACCTCGCGACCGTCCTCGTAAAATAATCTTATATGCCCAAAACGCGGATCGCCGGTTATTATTTCCCGGTCGCAAACAAACTCGACCCGCTCCGCTATCTCGCGGATAACCTTACCGGACTCTACCCGGTCGTATATATCCAGAATAACGTCAAAGCTCGCAGCGGCTAAATTTTCCGGCGCTCCTTTATCTATATCAAAAACAATATACGGGAGCTCTGCTCTTTGAGGAGCTGCGCTGCTAAATATACCCGGCTTACCCTCAAACTCTTCGAGTAAACCCGCGAGCGTAACGTCCATCGCTAAAAAAGTTATGAGAGAGCCCTCGAACATATTAGAAATACTCCCGCGACATTATCGCAATTATACCCGGCTCTGCCTCGCGCAGCGACCGAAAAACGAAAGGTCTTTTATTTTTATTTTTTCCGTCGCCTTGTCCGAACTCTAGCAAGTGAACCTTAAAGGACTTACTGCCGATCATAGCCGACCGGTCGGCGCGGAGTAGTGTATAACCAATTTTGCGGAACGTCTCGCCGCTTTTTCTGCCTGGGAACTCGCCCGGCGCAGAAAGCCCTTTTCGGTTTACGTTTTTTTTCATTATTCGGGTAGCGTATTTAGCCGCGTCCTTACGCCGGATAAACTCGTTAACCCCTATATCTCTAATAATATCGTCGGTATACGTCGTAAGTTTTGAGTATTTACTATTAAATTTTCTCATACCCGCCGCTCCTCGGCTATCATAAACTGCACTATATCGCGCGTCTGGACGTCCTCGAGGGAATGTATATAAAAATATCGAGTACCTGCAGGCGTTACGAATACGGCGCGCCCTACCTCCGCGACCGGTATATTAGAGCGGACTCGTAAATAGTGAGTACCTATAACGTTCCATGAGCGCAGCTCTGCGCGGCGCTCGGCGTTTATGGGTAGTATCTCGGTCGGTATCTGCGTAGCGGTAGCAATATTAGCCCAGTCCTCGGTAAATCCGCCCTCGCCGTCGTCTACCTCGGTTTTAGCCTGGTAATCTACATAGTGACGGCAGCGGCTCGCGAGGCTCTTTTTCTTTTCATGCCTCGTTAAAGCCATATTAATAAACCGCCATTCTGTCCGGTCTTAATAGGTCGTAAAATTCTATAGGAATAGTACCGTTTTCCGCCTCTCGATTTTCGTACATGTGAGTACAATAAATATATATCGCGTTTTTAACGCTGTCCGGTACGGCGTCGGCGTCCGCGCCGTAGCCTGCTTTAAAGTCTATTATAACCGAGTTAATCGGTCGCAGCGATACGCTAGGCCAGACCGCGCCGTCGTTAAGAACTATACGCCCGACCTCGCTATTAGTATCTACAAAATAGCTGCCGGAGTCGAAAGTCGTCTCGGCGTCGTCGGTATCATAATACTTTATAGACTCGACGCTTATTAAATTCGGTCTCGGTACGAATATGCAGCGCCCCGGGTAACTGTCATAAGCAAGCCGCCAGGTCTGCTCTATATACGCCCTATGTTGATAATCTTCTGCGAGCTTTACTGCTGCCTTAATCCACGACGCGACAAGGGTATCTTCTACCGTATGAGCGACGCGAGCGTATAGCTTAACGTCCGCTGCCGTTACCGGCTCGGATGCTGCCGCTGTAATTAATCGGTAGTATCTCGACATTACGCTATATCGTCCACATTAAACCAACGTGATACGCAGCCGTTTAGTTGTAAAAATACTTGTGCGCCGCTATTGGTATCCCGCTCGGATACGCATAGGCCTTTATACTCTGCGCCGTCTCTTTTTATGGTAATCTCTTTACCATTATATTTTCCTTTCGGGTCCGAAGGCTCGGGCTCGGTTTCCGGCTCTGGCTCGGTAACTTCGGGCTCGATAATTTCCTCGGTCGTTTCCTCGGTAGCGGCGTCGAGCTGCTCGTCGGTTATTTCTTCTTTTTCTTTTTTATTTTTCTTTGTCATAATAAACCGTCCTTTATTTTTTGGTTACTTCTTTTACCCGAAAAGCCCGCCCCGGTATAAACCGAGACGGGCTAATACTACTAGAGTATAACGTCGCCGTTATTACGCCTCGCCGGTTTCTTGATATACATCGTCGAGAGCTATAGCGCTAATAATATTAGCGTCGTTACTGTTAGCAAACGATAGACATAAATACTTATCCGTAGGGATAAGTATAGAGGGTACGGCGAAAGCCAATAAGTTAACGCTATCGGCGTCCGTAAATGTATAGGCTTTAGCGTCGGACGCCTGCCTTACATTTTCCAAAAATACCGGTACTACTTCGGTTAACGCTATCGGCGTAGTGCCGTCGGCGTCGTCTGCAGTTACCAGGGATAGCACCAAATCGGCAGCGTTAGCCATAGTTACGGCGATAAGTATTACTACCCCGTTACTACCGGCGGGTTTGATACCTTTGGCGTCGCCCGTGCCGCCTACCGTTCCGTTAAAAAGGACAGAGCCCTTAATTTTTTCGGATATTACACTTAAAATATTCATTATTTTTTTACTCCTGTTAGTTTGTTTTTTTTTTGGTTTCTGTTTTTAAAAGATTACGACGAGCAGCCCCCGGAGGAGCTGCCGGTCTAAATATGCGTTACGCCCGCGCCGCTAGTGTGATATATGGCGACGTTAAGAAAGTAGACTTGGCACGGCTCGCGAGAGCTGTACGAGTATACGGCGAACCATTTACCCGGCGGATAAAACGAAAACTCTGTTTATCCTTATCAAAATCTACATGAATAGACTGGTCGGTTTTTATGCCGCCTTTAGCGATAGCTACATAATCAGACATATCCGCGAGTACAATATCGCCCAGGTCGCCAAGTGCGGCGGCTTGTTCAATAGGTACGATAGGACGCCCGAGGAGCGTACTATACGGAGCTTCAGAAGCGCCGGAGGGAGGTAAATAGACAGGAGCTCCGCCAGTGCCTACGCTCAAATTCATAAGCGGAAACTGCTCGAGAGCCTGCTGCGTTACGAACCACGCGGAGCGAGCTATACGGGAGGCAGGCATACGAGCCCACATCTTAATAACATTCTGATAGTTGATAGTGTCGGCTGTCTGGCTGCCCTCTTTAGCTACCGTAACGAGCGCGCCGCTTTTCATAATACCGAGAGGCTTACCGTTTCCGTCGCCGTCGTAGACTGCCTGGTCAAGCGCGAAAGCCATTTCTGCAGGAAAAGCAGTTTGAACCCAGGAGCTAAGTAGCGCCGAGTCCTCTAACATTTCAGAGGTTATGGATACTAAGCCCATAAGTTTAGATAACTTCAAATCGAGGTTTCTAAATTTAGGCTGCTTATATGTACCCTCGCCGCCCTCGCGTACCCAATAGACCGCGATACCACCGTAGCGGCTGCCGTCTGCTCTGCTGCTTTCATCTACCGCAGGGATAGAGGCGGAGTTACCACTTATACCGAGCTCGTTAACCCGAGAGTATAATTGGGACTGCGCGATAGCCTGCTCGAGCATACTACCGATAAACTGGGGAGCTACGAGAAAACCACCGTCTGCGCCGGTCTCGGTATTAAGCGAGGCGTTAATCAGTCGGTCGTGTGATTCTTGGTTATTATTTGCTCGAGCTCTGGCTACGTCCTGCAGCATAGATCCCAGGTTTCCATAAGGTTTATTAATGGACGCTGGAGCGCCTGCGCTAATCCGGTTAGCTGCTGCGCTGGCGTTACTCGCCGGAGCATCTGCCGGGGTTTCTGCCGGGGTTTCTGCGGGTACGTCGTCGCCCTCGCCGTCCAGGTCTGCGCGGTTAACCGCGAGCTCGTCGGCTCTGACTTTTGCAGCTTTAAGCCTTTTATGCTCTTTTTCTGCTGCGTTATATTCTTTTTGTTCAGCGTCCAGAAAATCTCTGTTTTCGGTTTCCGCTTTATTAAACAGCTTTTCCATTATGTCGAGCTGCGCCTGCATTAACTTAATATAGTCCATGCTTTTTTTCTCCTGTTAATTTACGCCGTTAACATATTAGTTATATGTCTATGACGCTGTTCTAGTGATTTATTGTTTTTTGGTATATGTTCTTTAAACTTCGCTTTTGGAAAAGCCCTGAACCGGTCTAATTGAACCTCTACATTACTAAATTTTATATTTTCGCCGGAGTAACAAGCGGCTATTTTTTGCTCCTCGATAACCTCGTCGGCGAAACCCATTTTAACCGCCTCCTCGCCGCTTAGCCAGGTCTCCTCGTCCATCATAGCCGCGAGTTTTTCTTTACTCATACCTGTTTTTCTGCTGTACGTTTCGATAAGTACGCTATCCTGGATTTTCTCTAGTTTGTCCGCGAGCGTTCTAAACTCGTTATAATCTCCGGCTGCTATCATCCAGGCGTTATGTATCATTAACATAGCGTTGAACGGCATAACCACACGATCCGCCGCCAGGACGATCAGCGACGCGATAGACGCGGCTATCCCGTCAACGTATGCCGTAACTGGTACATTTACCCGCTTTAATGCGTTATATATCGCTACTCCTGCGAATATATTACCGCCGGGACTGTTGACGTATACATTAATCGAGGAGACATTTTTTAACTTGTCGAGCTCGTCCTTTACGCCGCTCGGCGTTACTTCCTCGTCGAACCATTTAAGATCGGTTATCTCTCCATAAATATATACTTCGCCTACGTCTGCTATTGCTTTTACCTCTAGCCATTTCATATATTACCCTTATTCCCTGCCTCGTCCATAATCTCATTTACTTTGTAGGTTATCTTTTCGTCTACCTCGTCGTCGTCCTCTTTACCGTCGTCGGTCGGAGCTGCGCCGGTACTGGTATCGCTAGGCGTAGTACCGAGCGGAACCATATTAAGCGGCTGTAGATGCGTATCGCCGCCCTCGACTTTATTAAGGTTAAGCATACGCCGGACGTCGTTAACTGAATAATAGCCCCATTGTATACCCTTACT